AGCTGTAGTTGCCGTTGATGTAGGTGAGGATTATTTCTGCATATTACTTAACTGCGTTAAGTCCCATGTAGTACCACTGGTTCGGGACCATGTTGATGTCCTTGATTGTGGCTACTGATGACATTCTGGTAAAGGTTTCGTATAGGTTGTTGCCTTTTGCGTCACTAGTGTAGGGTTCTCCGACTAGGAAATGTTGGTAGCCATTGTTGTTCTCCCACTCAGCTGGTGGTAATACTTCCAGCATTTCTATTGCGAATTCTTCTGTCACTGCGATGTATTTTTGTCTTTTGTTTGCGTTGATTTTTCCACGGTCTGTTTCATTTTCCTCCATGTACTTGGAGTCCATGATATTGAACTGGGTTACGATCTCTCCGGTTCTTGAGTCTCGGTATTTTACTGATTGCATATTACATTTCGACTGAGAAGGAACATGATCCAGTCCCCTCAATTGCTTTTAACATTTTCTTTCCTAGTTCTAGTCGGGCATACCACATGAGTAGTGTTGACACTTTCGCTAGTGGTATTCCAGTATCTTTTGCTAGGCGTTCATCATTGTATGAATCGTTTTCACTGAAGAACTTATCTAACTTGTCCTTGTTATCTCCTAGAGCTTTGATACATTCTTGGATTCCTTTTTCACACAATTCCTGATCTTCTGCGTAGTAGTCGATTGTCCCTGTGTTTTCTCCAGCTCCGAAAAATTCTGCGTCACTTGAGGATTGCACTCCGAACCAGAATTTTCCTTCTATATCTCCTTGGTAATATCGTCCCATATTATATTTAAGCAGTTACTCCCCAGATTGAGGTTTTTGATTTATAAGTTACTGGTAATTGTTCTTTTGGATTCATACGTTAGTTAGTTATGAAGGCTGTTACATTGAATGTTTCGTTTACACTTTTGCGTACATGGGGATTGAAGTCTTCTACCCAGTTTTCAGGTACGTCTTCTTTTTTTACGTTGTGTATATGAACTGACATGTGGTTGTCAGGTAGGCTCCTGCGGATTCGTTCTAGTTCTACTAATGTTTCTTTCATGATTTATTTATTACTGTAGATGTCTCTTTCCTCTGCTTTATCTACTTGTCCTAGTTTTTGATAATCTTCTAGTGTGGCTTTTGTGCCAAGAGGTATTGCGTCGTAAACTTTGCTGTCCATCCAGTAAGCTGATTCATCATCGAAGATTACTTTAGTTCTTGAAACTCCACAGCCACTGTGCCATAGCGCGGCTATTCTCGTTTTCATATGGTGAATTTATATAATTTATAATCGTAATGCGTAGTCCTTGTTATTAGCCGTTCCAAAGGAGTGGCTTTCGGGTGGGTAAAGGGGTAGGGCTTTCCACCAGTGTAAGCTGGTGGCCTTCGAGGCAGTACAGGGGTGAGAATGTCCGGCTACATGTATTACTACATGATGAGGCCACAGCTGTCGCAACCATGAATGGTTCGTGTGCCTATGGCCAGACTTTGCCGTGAGGGTCCGAATATACTTTGCGGAGCAAAGCATCTAAGGGCGAGGCCCTTGTCCCTGCTATAAAGTCTGCTTTACTGCGGTTTTAACAGTATCTTCAATTCTCCGCGACGGGGTGGGTGTCGCGTTTTCTTTTACCCCTGTACTACCCCGAAGGGTAGTTATAGTTCTAGAGTAATTAGTTCTAGTTCTGCTTGTATTTCTATTAATGCTTTGATTTCTGATTGCTTGCGATATTCACCTTTGTCCCTGTCATGGATTTTGTCAGTTCTCTTTTCTACCATGCAGATCAGGTCTCTGTACGATGCCGGAACTGTTATTTTATTTACAGTGTGCGGTTGTGAAATAAATACAGCAAGTGCCAACAGTCCAAGTACAACTAGTGCGATAGCACTCGAAATATTTTTCGCTATACGTACTTTATACGGTGTCATAGTCTCGTTGGTTTAGTCCCATTGCACAGAATAGTCCTACTGATATTGCTCTGGCTGCTGTTGGCTCCATTACGAAATGGAGTTCTTTAGTTTTAGCGTCTCTCCATGAGGCGTACCACATGTTTCCATTGAATGTTATTCGCATAGTATTACAGAGTTACACCGAACACTCGGTTGTAGGCTGGTAATGCTAGGTAAGCTTGTTCAGTAATAGTTCCGATGTCGTGCCAGAAGGTCTTTTCTTCTTGGTCTGCTGTTTTGTAGTTTTCAGGAAGTGATACTCGGTAATTGTCTGAATCTTGATTCTTAAATACTTGAGCTGATAGTCCGAAGGCTGGGATTTGTAATAGTCGTCCCTTGATACTCCCGTCTTCGTTAATGAACTTGGTAATAGTTCCGACTACATTGTTTTCTTCGGCCAGGATGTTAGTTTTGATAGTTTGCATAATACTTATATTACTTAATGTTAATTAATTACTTTTGATGCCCCCGGCAGGGGCGATTTTTTTTTGATTTTGGCACTTTTAATAAGCTGTGTGCCAGTCCTTTGGCTCTCTAGCTTGTGCGATATGTAGATAATTTCAACCTTTAATGCTTACTTTCAGTCCGTAGATTTATTTGTGCGAGGTGTTCCCGACTACGTTTATTATTGGCTAGTTGCTTATTTATCGACCATGAGTTATTTTCATCATTTCCCTGTTCCGCTTTTTATAGCGGGGGTCTTATCTTGATGAGTAACTTTGGTTTTATGTAAATGTACTGAGTCATTTCGTGAGGGCCTTTTGCTCTCTCTGACTTAACTACAGTATACTTGAGTTGATAACAAATGTAAAGCACATGCATAGCCTTTATCCACAGTATGCTCTTTATAGGGCTAAGAATAAGGTTAATTGACACAATGAAGTCTTATGTTGTGTTGATAACATAGCATATATGCTATGCCTATTCCAACGCTTGCTATGCTCTGACCGACTAGCCACCATGACTACCTTTCTATTATTTGGGAAATAATTATGTCAGCAAATAGAGGGTGATTGTATGAATTACCTATTGACGGTATGCAATACGTGTGTCAAGCGAGTGCTGGAAGCCATGTGTGGGCTGAGGTGCGGTGGCAGGAGATTAGGTTGTATAGTAAGGTTATTTTGATTTGCTGGCATGCCTACCACTCTAAAAGGGTGTTTTCAAACACTTGGGGGCTATATATATATATACTAACTATGTTTATAAGATATTACTATGGTAGGTATGTAAATAGATAATAATAGACTGTAGAATATAGGGATTTTAGTGACAGTGCTTGCGTGTTGAGATATGGTATGTTAGATTGTAGGTATGTAAGGCACAGCAACAGACTGGCTACACAACGGTAGATTACTGACAGGCTTAATATTAAATACATATGAAGATCACAAAAGTACAAGAGTTAGCACTTACATTGCTAAGTGGTGCGAAGATTACTAATGAACAGATACATTATTTACGTAAGTACCATATGCATGATGCAAGTACATTAGATTGGGATAAATTATCTCAGCAGGATATTGTGAATACCCACCCAGGTTCTTTTACACCAGCTCGCAAAGCGAGGCGTACAAGTTTGCTACGCTATGGCCATTCACCTAATGTCGATAAGTTGATTATGCGTTCAGGTTTAAAATAATGCTATGGGTACTTATAAAAATCCAGGGGGAAGACCCTCTAAATTTAAGAAGCGATACATCACAGACTTGATAGAGTTTTTTGATATCGAACCGATGAGAAAGGAAGTCATGGAAACTACAACGAATCGTGATGGTTCAGTATCAGAAAAGCATAAATACATACCAAACTTGCTTCCAACTATAGTGCGTTTCGCAAAAAAGATAAATGTGGATTATGTAACAGTTTACCGATGGGCAATGGATGGAGATGATGAATTGATGGCTAAGAAGCTAGCTAATGGAGAGAAGCTGAGTGAAGCGAGGCTTGCTCAGGGGGCTTTACAACGCGAGTTTTGTAATGCATATAAACATGCGAAAGCTCAGCAGGAGGACTTTCTTATCCAAAATGGGCTTGCTGGGGCTTCACCGAGTAGTGCTTTTATCTTTACAGCAAAGAATATAACCACACTTAGGGATAAGGTGGAAAGTACTGTAACTCACAAGGAAGAACGCCCTTTACTAGACAATTTGCGAACAACGAAGATTGATGGTGAAGACGTTAAGGTGATAGAATCAGAAGAATGATATTTACAATCACAACAGCTACTGAAAGAGTAGCCAGTATGACAAAGAGAATCAGGGCTATACAAGGTGGGACCAGTGCCTCTAAGACTATCAGCATATTGCAGGTTCTGATAGACCTTTCGCAAAGGGATAAAGAGCCTAAGATTACCAGTATTGTGTCTGAGAGCTTGCCACACCTTAAGAAGGGTGCAATGCGTGACTTTCAGAACATAATGATGTCGCATGACTACTGGGACGATGAGTGTTGGAACAAATCGGACTCTATATATACGTTCAAGAAGACTGGTTCGATCATCGAGTTCTTCGGAGCCGATCAAGCGAGCAAGGTGCGAGGACCGAGGCGTGACCGCTTATACATGAATGAAGCGAACAACCTGAGCTTTGAGGCGTTCGAGCAACTCGAGGTTCGTACTCGAGGGACCATCTGGCTCGACTGGAACCCGAGTGTTGAGTTTTGGTTCTACACTGAGGTGCTTGGACAGCGTGATGATGTGGAACACATCATATTAACCTACAAAGACAATGAAGCTCTCGAAGAGAGTATTGTGAAGAGTATCGAACAACGAAAGAACAGAAAAGGCTGGTGGCAAGTGTTTGGGTTAGGACAGCTCGGAGAGGTGGACGGTAAGATATATAGAGGATGGAACATAATTGACAAGGTACCGCATGAAGCGAAGCTAGTGCGATATGGGCTTGACTTCGGGTACTCTAATGACCCGACAGCTATCGTGGCTATCTATCAATATAATGGTGGGCTTATCTTCGATGAGATACTGTTCAAGAAGGGTATGCTGAACAGTCAGATAGCTGATGTGATATTGAACCAGGAGCAGGACACTATCATGGTGGTGGCAGACTCCGCGGAGCCCAAGAGTATCGAGGAGATACGATTGCATGGTGTGGTGATCGAGGGGGCGGTGAAGGGTAGAAGGACCAAGACGGATATCAATCCGGACATTGCAATGGTACAGGACCAGCGATGTAGCATGACCAAGCGTAGCGTGAACGTGATTAAGGCGTATCGTAACTACCTATGGAAGGTGGATAAGGATGGCAAGATACTCAACCAGCCTGACCACTTGTTCAGTGATTGCATGGATGCTATACGCTATGGTGTGGTGAGCCTACCTAAGCTGGTACAACCATTGACCGAAGAGCAGAGGGACACTAAGAGATTCATGATGGCTATGAAGCGTAAGAAGGAGAGACAGACAGGCAAGAAGCGCGATAGAAGGTTTGTAGTGTAGGGGAAGTTCGACCCGCGAGGGGGTACCCCCATGCTGCACCCCGCCCCCGCCCCCATATATTTTTTCAGATTTCTCACTCTTTATAAAGCTATGCATCTGCGTAGTCCTTGTGCTACAATAGGGCAGACCTGCTACAGGTGTCTACAAGGACTACGCATGTGCTATACTATATATATTATAAAAATAATTTCACGGTAGATGAAAAATATTAATGAAACATTAGGTCAGAGGGGAGAAGTTTATGGAGAATTTAAGGATAATGCGGTTATAGCTCAAGAGCTAAAAAGCGTTATTTATGAATGGGACCAAGGACTTTCTTTATCACAACGAGAAGCTCTGGAAGTGATCATGCAAAAGATTAGCAGGATCTTAACAGGGGATGCAGATTATCAAGATAACTGGCATGACATAGCCGGTTACGCAACATTAATTGAACGAGAATTACATTCTTCGCGAACAGGCGAGGGAATTTAGACGTTGGGAAAAGCATTGTGACAGTAGAAGAATTGGCAAAACGCTATTAAACTAGGAATAATTATGAAAGTATTTATATCAATGGGCATGAGGGATTGCTCACAAGAGGAGATTATTAAACGAAGGGATGAAATTTTTGAGGAAATTAAGAAAAAGGCTCCGTCAGCAATTCTTATTGATTCTGTTATAGCTGAGGAGGCACCTGATACAGGATCTCAAGGTCTTTGGTATTTAGGGAAGTCATTTGAATTAATGGCAGAAGCTGATCTTGTGTGTTTTGCAGAAGGTTGGACTGATTATCGGGGTTGTCAGTTGGAACATCGTGCAGCAGTAGCTTATGAGAAATTTGTAATAGTACGATAATATGTCATTTCAGTACAAACAACCGAGTGAGGAAGAAATAGAACTGATGCAGAAGTATAGAGATCGTTTTGAGAAACTTGAGAAAGATATGCAAGAGGATGTCCCCGCTTCGAGAGAACTGTCGCTTGCACTTACTAAATTAGAAGAAGCCGCTTTTTGGTTTAATAAAGGAATAACACATAATGATTAAGAAAAAATATGCCGATGGTTCGTCTGCAGTAGATACTGACCAGACACGACCGATGATTTGTAGAGTAGCGGAGGAGATTTCGAAGCGAGTAGGAAATACTATTGGTCCCGGTGGACGAAATTATTTGACTACTTTAGGTATTACTAATGATGGTGTATCTATTCTTCAGGATATGAGGTTTGAGGATGAGAGAGAGGATTCTATAGCGGACGCTTTTGAGGAAGTGGCTAGACGGCAAGATAATGACGCTGGTGATGGTACTACAACGGCTACGTTGCTTACTACGGCACTTACTCCACTTGTTTTAGCGGATGTGCCAGATATTACTGTTCCAATTCCTGGAGGTAAGACTGTTATGCAGCTTAAGGCTACGCTTGAGGATCAGTGTCACCAAGCTATTGAGTTTTTAGAGCAAATAAAATCGCCTGTTACGACAGTTGAGGAGCTTACTAAGGTTGCAATGACTTCGATGGAGGGGCATGAGAGCTCGAAGTTGATCGCGGAGACTATATTTGAGATTGGTCATCAGTCTAATACTGTTCTTTTGGAAGGGTTTGACGGAAAGGTTACTTCAGTTATTGTTCCCGGCATTCACATGCCTTTGAAGATTGAAACTCCGAGTATGTACACTAATCAGACTAGGAAGGAAACTTCTTTTGTTGATGAGGGGGCTTACGTATTGGTGGCTAATCATGTTTTTGAAGCATTTTCTGATTTAGGTGTGTTTTTTAAGACACTTATTGAGTCAAAGCCGGAAGGAAAGCCGATTGTTATTATTGGAAAGCATTTTTCAGTGCAATTTACGGCACAGATTATGGCTTTTAGTAGACAAACTAAGATTCCTATGTTGCTATTGTCTGCAAATGCCTTGAAGGATGAAGAATTCATTGATATTGCTGAATTTGTGAGTGCAACTTACGTTGACACTACACCTAAAGATGGTAAGACAATAAAAAATCTATCTTTTGCTGATGCTGGGGTAGTAAAAACTTTAGTTGCCGGACCAAAACAGACTTCTATGACTGGTGGCAAGGGAATTGAAGATGGGAGAGTGTCTAAGCGTACTGATGATCTAAATCAGTTAGCTGAAACTGAGCAGAACCCTAATATTCGAGAAGAACTTCTTCGCAGAGCTGCTGGATTGCAAGGTGGTGTAGCAACTATTTATGTTGATGCTAAAACTGCAGTTGATCGGTACTATTTGAAGAAGAAGGTGGAAGATGCGATGAATAGTTGTAAAGGGGCTCTTGAGCATGGAACTGTTGACGGTGGCGGGCTAGCTTTTAAGGAAGTGGCCAGTAAAATGGGACCTTGTTATTTGGCAACGGCTTTAGAGACTATTCATGAGCGGGTACAAGCTAACGCTGGCGTTGAGTTGGAGATTGATACCGTTGAGGTTCGAGATTCGTTCTGGATTAGTAAAAGTGCTATTGAGAATGCTGTAGCTGTTATGAAGATTCTACTTACTGTTGAAGGAGTGATTGCAGATGTAGAACACTCACCAATTGAGGACCTAGCTAACAAACTTGGATATGGAGGATAAAGTAATCCTTAACGAGACTCCTCCCAATTGGGAGGCAATCGTTGAGCGGTTCCCGGCAGCAAAAGAGATGGCGATGAATGTAGTGATAACTTATTATCCGCATATCTACATTCCTGGTGGAATGCAGATTACTCCGGATGTTCGTATTCATGAAAATATTCATTTGTATCAGCAAAGGGAGCTTGGTGTAGAGAAGTGGTGGGAGCAGTATTTGACGGATGATGATTTTCGTTTGTCGCAGGAGGTTGAAGCTTATGGTGCTCAGTTAGCGGTTTTTAAAGATTTTGGTACTAAGGTATTCGAACATCACAAGAATCGTTTGGCTCAAGATCTAAGCAGTCAGATGTATGGAGCTATAATTTCTTTTGGACAAGCTGCTTCTAAGATTAGAAGATTAGCTAATGAAATTCACAATGCGAAAACTATTGATTAGATTATTGATGAAGCTTTTGGCTCAGGAACTTCCTGTCCGAGGGGAGATGTCTGATAAGCAGGTCACGATGGCTTTGGCGAAGGCGTATCAGAATCCAGCAATAATGATGTATTTAGATGTTCGGGATGAATATCTTGTATACAACAGTACAGCTGAATTATTAAAAGGAAACACGGATCATGCTGTAGGGCTTTCCGGGCAATTGTTGGAAATACGACAATTTAGGAATCGTTTAAAGGCTTCTTATAATTTTCAGCGAAAGCAACATGAAGAAGGAACTAACAGAAAAAGTACGATAAGTAGGATGAGGAGAAAATAGTATGCTATTATTATCGTGAAATGCAACCTGCGTTTCGCGGCAACCTAGCCAGTAAAATTTGTAAGTCTTAACTAGAACAACACTATGTCAACAGTTGAACCCAGCGCAGAGGAAGCAGTAATTCCTAAAGTACCAGTGGAAGGAGAAGAAGAATCAGCTCCAGAACCTGATACACCCAGTGACCCACTTGATGCGATTGAAGATGAAGTAGAACGTAATGAAGCAAAAAGGCTTCGTGCGATTGATCGACGAGCTGCTAAAAAGGTAATTGTTCCTCCTGAGGAGGAGGAAAAGAAAGAGCCTGAATCGCAGTATGCTACTAAGGAAGATTTGAAGCGGATGGCTACAGTTGATGCTAAGAAACTCTTGGCACCAGAGGTACTTGAAGTTTGGGATGACCTAACTAGTATTGAATTAGGAGGATTTGATTCTCTTGATGCAGACTCGATTGCGAAAAATATGGCGAAACGATACACTTTGTATCGACAGGATAACCCCATAGAAGGGGAAGATCCGGCCAAGGATCTCGTAACTTCACCTAAATTACCGGTTTCAGGAGCAGGAGGTAAGAAACCTGTAAAGAAAGCGGAACCATCATTACCAGGATACAAAGAAGCGGTTCATCCCGATAATTGGTATCCTGCGAAAGAGTAGTCACTGTTATTAATCTAACAGTAATTTATGGCATTTCTACCAATAAATCATGAAAAAGGAAATCTAGTATCACTGCAAGTTGCAGCTACTACTTTCACGAAGGGAGACGCATGTGTTTTTGATGGTTCAGGTCAGATGGTGAAGGCAACAGCTGCGGCTGGAGTCCCAATCTTCTACGTGATCATGGAAGACGTATTAGCTACTGCTTCAGCTGGTGACTTAAAGATGTTCTATCGAACTCTTAACGTACCTATCTTTGTTGTTGATACCTCAGGTACTCCAACACAAGCTCAAATGGGAACGTACATGGACACAGTAACGAACGCAGGTACTATCGACGAAAACGCATCTGTAGACGATATATTCTTTGCAGAAAAAATTATCAGTGCCTCTGGCAAACAAGTTCAAGGGTGGTTCAAAGGATTCACTGTTGAAGCTTAATCGTTTAACTAAAATTAATATATGGCTATTCTAATGACGGATTTCCCAGCATTAACTTTAAAGTTAAATGACTGGTACGCAGAAGCATCTCGTGATGCTATTGCAGATTGGGTTGGTAAAGATTACTACGACGTCGGTGAAACTGACTGGGAAGTATTTAACACTGTTGGTCTATACGGACTAGGGCGACCTTCTCGTGTAGGTGATGGTGAACAACTACCTTCAATCGATTCTAAGCAAGGTGACACAATGTCTCTTACTCAGATTTACTACGGTAATCGATTTGGAGTGACGAAACGAATGAGAAAGTTTGACCGGTACGATGAAATCAAGAAGCTTCCAAAGGCAATGTCCGATGGTTACTTTGACTCAATCGACCAGACTCATGCTGACCTTCTTACAAACGCATTTGCAGGTACATCTTACATAGATGTCTTTGGTTACGCACAGAGTAACCTTGCTTCAGATGGTGTTGTAGGATTTAGTGCTTCTCACACTAACAACCTTAACTCAAGTGTATTTAGCAACTTGATTGCTAATGCTGCTGGTACAGAAAACACTGGTATTGACCGAGATTCTATCGTATCGACAATCGCTGCGGGTAAGAAATATCGAGATCCAGCTGCTGACCTAAACCGACCAATTAAGCTTGACCGAGTAATTGTTTCTTCAACAAATTACGATCTAGCACAACGAATTATCTTTTCTGCAGGTGTACAAGGTACTCCTAACGTAGATAGTAACCCTCTTCGATCTGATGTTAGTTCATTGGTAGAATGGAGTCGTCTAGATCAAGATGCTGCTGGAAACGATCGATCAGCCCGATGGTTCATGTGTGACTCAAAGAATGTGAAAGATTCACTTCGATCACCATTTGCTCAACGTCCGATGATGTTCCCACCAGAAGAGGTGAATGACTCAAAGACTTGGGAGTGGACTGGGGATATGTTCTATACACTAGGTATCGACAATCCAAAGGCTATCTTTGGTTCTACAGGAGCTAACTAAACATTACTAAAATAAACTAGAAACTATGGCTCAAGATTTAACAAAATTAGCATCTCAAGGACGAGCGTATTCCGCTTCGCGAGCTTGGAATGCTGAGGAACTAAAAACCCTTTTAGCTATAGAAGCTAGTGGTGATGGAGTTTCTCGAATAGTTGCAGCTGAATATATTCGAAACGGAATTACTTCTGTTGAAGAGTATGAAGCAGCAATTGAAGCAGAGTTTGTTCCTAAAAGTTTTGCAGATGTACAGTCTGACGCAGTTAACGACCACGTTAAAAACGTGAGAAAAGAACTGGGTCTTGAAACAGAAGAGGAAGACAAAAAAACTGCTGAAGAGCTAGCTAAGGAAGAAGCTGATATTGAAGCAGCGAAAGTTGCATTTGATGCTCTTCCAGAAGAAGAACAAAAAGCTATTACAGCTCGACGAGAGTTGGAAGCGAAAGCTGTTGCCCTTGGAATTAAAGTTCAAGCAAACATGAAGGACGCTACGCTTGAGAAGAAAATTGCGGAACACGTTCCTGCATAATCTCTACTCTGACCATTTGTACAAAATGGTTGGGTATAGGGATTAAGCCCTAATTAATTAATAAATTATGCAATCATATACACCAAACATTCAGCGACTCGTTACAGCGATTAGTCCAGTTGCAGCTTCGGCTGAATCTGCTGCTATCTCTGTTACCGGGGCGAAGAAAATAACTTTGGCGATGACGAGGGCAGATCATGGATCAGGATCATCCGCTTTCTCAGTTACTGGGACAGTTGACGGCGTGAATTACGTGACTCTGAATCGACTAATGACCAATGTAGTGAACTCGAATACTCAGGATAAAATTCGATCTGCTTCTGTTTCTTTAGGAGCAGACGGTACTGAATTTGCTGAGATTGATATGGACGGACTAGCACTATTAGCAATCAAGGTGGCTGTGACTGAAACTACCGACGGTACTCACTCAGCTAAACTATTAATTCAAACTTAATTATGAATCCTCAACAAAGAAAGAAAATTTTAGCAATAAACAAAAAGAAAGTTGTTGTTAAGAATAAAAAATAATATGAAAAAATATTCAACTATTAGCGACCGATTGATTCCTAAAAAGCCTCGTCAGGTTCGTCTTGTTGTAAAGAAAAAAGCAGCTCCAAAATATAAAGTTCCTAAGACTCCAAAAGTTTCAGGAATGAAGTGGAAATAATGTAGTACAATATAGGATATGATTCAACATCGAAATAGAACACTCAGAATCAGTCTTTCAGAAATTGTTAACAATGCGTTAGCAGATTCATTTTTGTCGGCTGACATAGCGGCTTCTTCATCTACAATAACTATAAAAGATATTGGTAATTTTGCTGTCGGTAAGTACGTTTGGATAAATCCTTTTGCAGCTAACTCAGAGATTATACCGGTGCATGCTTCTACGGATCCTTCTGGCAATACTTTAACTTTAGCTTCTAATACTGTTTACGCACACACTGCCGGTGAGACGGTTTATTACGTGCAGTTTAACCAGGTTGAGATTAGCCATGCCGACACAGAAGACGGTAGTAAAAGTGTATTGGGTACAATCGGTTTACTTGCTCGAGAAAAGATTCAGGTATATTTAGATCTTTCTGAAACAGCTGGATTTTATTTTACTCGATTTAAGGATTCGGTAGCTTCTACTTTTGGTCCGTATTCTGATGGAGTTGATTATGATGGTTGGGAAGAGAATACTGTTGGTTACATGATTGAAGCAGGTCTTAGAGAAATTTCAATTAATCTTTCTGAAAAGGTTACAATTCACGATTGTTTACATTGGGTTAATAAAGGGCTTCGCGAGATTAAAGGAAAGATACGAAAGTGGCCGGAGCATTTTGTGTATGACTTTGTAACAGGTCAAGCACAGCGGGGATCTAATGTAGTCGCACTACCTACAAACATTTACGATTCTGAGACAAGGCGTTCTATTGAGTCTGTAAGAATTGGTGATGATCTAGCACTGATGTTTATAGAACCTGGAGCGTTTGATGCTGAAATGGACACTTCTAAAAAGAATACTGTTAGGACTGAAGCTTCATCTGGAGACACTACTTTGGAAATTGATAATTCTTTTGATTTTGAAGATTCTGGAATAGTTCATTTTTACATTGCCAATGTTCAGTACTCAGTTCAATATACAGGCGTTACTAGGTCAACTACATCGGGTGTTTTAACAGGTGTCCCGGCTTCTGGTACTGGTTCAATAAGTGTTACTGTTCCAGTGGGTACAAATGTTTGGCAGGATGAGACTGAAGGACGACCTCGTTTTTACACTATCCGTAATGGCGCTTTAGAATTTTGGCCTTTGGTTGATGCTTCTCGAGACGACCAGAATGTGTATTTGGATTACAATACGGCTGCAACTGCGGTTGATTCTGAAGGAGATGTAATTGATTACCAACGGTTTGGTATGTTGGAAAGTTATCTTACTTGGAGGCTTTGGTGTAAGTCTGAAAACAATGGAATTTTGGATAAATCAAATGGATTTTATACAGAATACAAAGAGTATTTGAATGATGCTATTCGTACTCTTCCTCCTAGAAAAAATAAGACTTCTCCGAACATTAATCATATGAAACGTAGATAATATGTCACAAAAATTACCTGAGCCAACAATTAAAAACGATTTTATGAGCGGCATGATTAGCGATGTTGCTATTGGTATAGTTCCAGCTAACTCTGTAGCTTTAGCTGTTAATTTAGATTTTGATGAAATTTTAGGATCAGCTAAACGTCGTAAAGGCGTTGTTCAGGTAGGTAGTCAGTTAGTTGACGGTAAGAATATACTAGGTTTACATCAGCATGTAGATCCTTCTAATTCTGCTAATAATTTATTGTTTGCGGTAGTTAATGCAGCTGACGATGCGACCGCTACTATAAAGAATGTTGTAACCGGTGCTGATGTTGTCACAGGTCTTACTCAAGGGGCCAAGGTGAGGTTTTTATCCTATGGAGGTACTACTTTGGCTATAAATGGTGTGGACGCTCCTAGAGCCTGGAATGGCACTGCTTGGATTACTACAGAGGGGTTGTTTGATTTAGGCGACTGGCCTGCCGCAGAATCTAGCTTAGTTACAGAATTTCTTGATAGGATTTACACTAATGACGAGACTGTACCTTATCGAATTAATTATTCGACTCTTTTTGACGGCACTGCTGTTACTTGGGATGGTGATTACGTTGACATTGAACCGGAGGACGGTGGGGGAAAGATTACAGCTTTTGGAAAAGTCCCTGGTTATGTTTTGTTTTTTAAAGAAAGGTCATTAACTCGTTGGAATTTTAGTTCAGCTTTTCCGGAAGCTTTGGTTAATGTAGGTACTCCTTCTCAGGAATCGGTTGTTGAGAGTGGTGGATTAGTTTTCTTTTATTCTAATTCTAGTGATGATTCTCGAGGGTTTTATGTAACTAATGGAGGTCGTCCACAATGTATATCGAAGGATACTACACGAACTATTCGTCGATTTATTGACGCTATCCCTACGGCTAACGAAGCTGATATAGCTGCTAGTTCTACTGATAGAGTTATTCAGTGGAGCGTTGGAGACATTACAGTTGATGGTCAGTTATATACTAATGTTGTTTTTCGATACAATCGAGTTTTGAATCAATGGAGTTTGCGAAGTTATCCATCACGCTTTATGGTTTACGCTGATTTTACTGTATCTGGTGTTAATGCTCGAATTGGTGGAGACAATGATGGTAACGTGTATCAAATTGATGTTTCAGGAATTCATACAGACGCTGGTGTACCTATTAAATATAGGATGGTTACGCAGGGAGATACATTTGGTACGAATCGATTGAAGTCTATTTCTGACACTATTTATGTTAGGGGTGAAAAATTAAATGATCTGAATATTAATATTATTCCGGATAATAATTTTGCAGCTAGAGTTAGGGCTGGGGCCTCTTCTTTGGTGCGAAAACTTTTATCTATGCTAAAGATTGGATCTAAGGTTGAGGGCACAACTTTGGCGGTTGAGTTGTATGGTACAGGCGACGTAACGATTTCTGAGATTGAGTTTCCTGCAGTTTTTATTTCACAAAATTATGATAAATAGATACACTATAGATGATTTGATTAAAGAGAGTCCTGTCATAGCTGCTATGAGGCAGTCTGTTCCGTCTTTTTTAGATGGGACTGGTATTGATAATGTTGTTCCAGGAGCACTTGGTTCGGGAGAACTTCAGGGTAATATGGTGGTTCAGGCTGGATTTTTAAAGTCATTGGATTATAACGGAAACAATGGAGCAGGAGGCACTGTTGGATGGTATTTAGGACCTGATAAGGTAGACCTTCCTGTTGTCCAAGCAGAAGAATTTCATATACCTGATATTTCTACAGACGACTCATTTCATGTAGAAACTAACGGTGATACGTATTGGGGTGCTACTCCAGCTGATTTTGCTGCTGATAATGACAATGCTTCTGCCTATATTTTAAAAGATGGTACAGCTCAATTTAAGTCAGTAGATCTTTCTGGTGATGTTGATATTTTAGGTGCTACAATAAGAACTTCTTCTTCAGGAGCTAGGGTGGAGATGAATGGTAGTACTAATACTTTACAGATTTTTGATGCTGATGGTAATGTGCGATCCGAGAGCTATGTAAATGGTTGGGAATTTAGTACAGCTGGGGAAGTTACAGCTGGCAGAATTTTTATAGAGCCTACTTTTAATAATCTTCAAATTCAAGCTGTGACAAGTGCTTTATTTTTAGCTGCAATGGGGGACATTGCTTTTGCACCTGATAATGGTTCTATTCAGGGATATTTTGATTCTTTAGGTTTTCATTTGAATGACAAGTTGGATATGAACGGTAACGATATTGATATGGAGGGTGGTGATATAGATGCCTGTGGTGACATTAATATGGAAGGTGATAATAACGATATTGGAAATGTTGATAGAATCGAAGGGTTGGCCGGTTATATTGATTTGGGGTTTTCAAGTTACTTTACCGTTGAGAACGATTGGCTGCCTCAATCAGATGATTCTTATGATTTAGGTTCTTCATCGACAGCTTGGCAAGACACATATACACATGATCTTTATTATGACTCCTTAAAGAGTCTATCTGATCGGCGTCTTAAAAAGAACATTGTTTCGGTAAAAACTGGTCTTGCTTCTATTTTATCCCTTAATCCAATTAGTTTTAATTATAAGGAGAAGGATACTGAATTAAA